GGATTAGAAGATTTAACTAAATCCATTGAGCTTAAGCCAGATTATGCCGAGGCTTATTACAACAGAGGAATCATTGTAGGAGCACTTCATCGTACTGAAGAAGAAATAGAAATGTACGATATGGCTCTTAAATACAAGCCAAACTTCCCAGAAGCCTATAACAACAAGGGTATTGCGCTGCAAAAACTTCACAGAATGGAAGAAACTTTAGCCAATTATGAGGCTGGAATAGCTCAAAATCCACAACATATCGAGGCTTTTTACAACAACCGTGGCCTTGTTTTGCAGAATTTAATGCGTATTGATGAGGCTTTAGCAGACTACAACAAAGCTATAGAAATTAAACCAGATCTTGAAGATTGCCGTTTTAACCGTTCTATGTGCCTTTTACTTACGGGACAATACGATATTGCATGGAAAGAGCACGAATGGCGGTGGAATAGAGCTTCATATCCTCGCAAACAATTCCCAGGAAAACCTTGGTTAGGAGAAGAAGACCTTAAAAATCAAGTATTATTCATCTATGGTGAACAAGGTCTTGGCGATATGCTCCAATTTTGCCGTTATGTTAACTTGGCAAAAGAACGTGGTGCAATAGTTATGTTAGGCGTAGAAAATCCATTAGTTCGTATTTGCACATCTTTAGAAGGTGTTGATGCCATTGTTACTCCAAATGTAAAACTTCCACATTTTGACTACCATATTCCTATCATTAGCCTTCCTTTGGCTTTTGGCACAGATAGTTTAGATAAGATTCCAAGTGCTCCATACCTTAAACCTAACCCAGAAACAGTAGCGCATTTTGCCAAACGATTAGGAAAAAAGACTAAAAAACGGGTAGGGATTGTTTGGTCTGGTGGATATAGGCCAGATCAACCAGAAGTCTGGGCTGTTAATGAAAGGCGCAATATTGCCCTTGAAAAGCTGATTCCGTTGCAACATCCAGACATTGAGTTTGTTAGCCTACAGCTAGGAGAGCCAGCAGTAACAGAGTTAGCTAACTCCAAAGATTGGGATACTTTAATTAATCTTACCCATGAGTTAAAGGACTTTGAAGATACTGCTGGATTAATTGAAAACCTTGATTTAGTTATTGCAGTAGATACTTCTACCGCCCATTTAGCTGGTGCAATTGGTAAACCAGTATGGCTTATGAATCGTTTTGATACTTGCTGGCGTTGGTTAATGGATCGTTCAGATAGTCCTTGGTATCCAAGTTTTACCATTTACAGACAACCTAAACTAGGTGACTGGGATAGTGTTATTGAAGCTATCAGAAAAGATTTACACAAATAAAAAACCCCGCTTTATGAGCGGGGTCATAGCTTACTTGCTTTCGCTAATAAACTTATTCATTTCCTTAGCTCGTTCAAGAATATCTTCAAACGTAGGAAATTTTGGGGGTTCACCCGCTTTACCTGTTAAATCCCATAGTTCCATTTGGGCATGGAAGCGTTGTTCCAATTGGCTTTTAGCAGACTCAAGTAGTTGATAACGTAATTCAAATGCGTTCATATAAAACTCCTGTGTGTTATGTGTATGAGCAAAATAGCTCAAAAAAAGTATAACATAAAAAAACCCCGCTTTTGGCGGGGTTCTTCATTACTTCTGATTAGTAAGAACCGTAGATTCCTAGTGGATCAGACCAACCGAAGCTGTAACGCTCACGAGACTTGTAACGGACGTTACCAGTATCGAAGTCACCATCCATAGAATTCTGGAGTGGTGTGCGTACAAAGTGTTTCAAGCCGTTAGGCACATCAGTTGTCAAGAACCAAGCATTGGTAGCGGTTAAGAAGTGGTTAATTGTATAACCTTCTGGAACTGCACCGTTGTTTTTGATTGCATTGATATCGTTGTTGTTTGTACCAACACGCAATTCAGTTTCAAGCAAACGAGTTGCAACGAACTGTAATGCTGGTGGAACAATCAATTTACGAGGTTTAGCAGCAATCAACAAACCACGCTCATCTGTCCAGGCAGCGATTTGAATAACAGCGTTTTCCAACGCAGTTTCGTTCAAGTCAGCAGCTGTAGATGGGGCGTTGCTGTTAGTACCACCGTTAACCAATGGGTGTGAAGCGTTGAGTAGTGATACGCCATCACCACCTGTGTAGGCAGAGTTGAAAGCGTTATTCAATACAGCAGCAGCTTTAACTTGCTTGGTATAGGCCATAGCACGAGCCAGGCCTTTGGTGTAGCGAGCTGATAAAGAATCGTAGAGGTTGTCTTCGATTGCTTCTTCAGTCAAGCTAAAGCCAAGGGCGATAGTTTCGTGGTTGTAGCGAGCTGTCCATGCTTCTTGAGCATTGTCATAAGCGATGGCAGAGCCTTCGTTTTTGACAGGAGCTGCAGAGAAACCTGACAGTTTTGTTTCTTCTTCAAAAGAACGCTCAGAAGTCTCAGTTTCGTAGATCTCTTTGTGTTCTTCACCGTAGCGAGCATACTCAAGTCCGAACAATGCGTTCAGTCCAGGGAGCAACTCTTTCAGTAGTTGTGCGCGTGAAATAGCCATTTAAAGCTCCTTAGATTAAAGTGTCGATGCCTGACCAGCGGTGTTGTAATACTCTTGAATACCGAAGTTGAATTTAACAACAGCTTCTGGGTATTGAGTAAATACTAACGTGCTAGATGCAGGAATAGTCATTGTGGAAGATGCAGTACCAGTTGGGCTGTTAACTGTTACAGGTGCGCTGTTAAGAACAACAGTAGTAGCACCAGCAGCTGCAGCAGCTGCAATGTAAGAGCCTGTACCAACGTATTGACCGTTAGAAGCAACATAGCCAACTTCTGTACCAACTACCAAAGCTGATGGGATTGCGGAACAAGTGATTGTTACGTTACCAGCAATAGAAGTATAAGTAGCAGTAGTGGAAATTGCTGTATCAGGAACAATGTCAACGATACGCAATGGCAACGATGCTGTATTTTCAACAGCTACTGAAGGAACGATACCGTTGCTTGAGTTACCATTGTTTGTAGAACCAGCTAAGTTAGAACCAGTTACGTTCAAGCCAACCATGCAAGTTGCAACAGAACCAATAGTTGTACCACCAGCAGCTGTAACAGCAGCAACACGGAACAATGTATCAGGATCATCGCAAACCACAGCAACAGCATCACCAGCTAAAGTGCTTGCNGGCCAGTATTGGCTGAAAGTCTTTTGCTTAGTAACAGGGTTGGTGAAAGAGCAGCCTAAGAACACGCCAATAGTACCGCCAGTTGCATAGCCAGTAATAGCTGTNGCACCAGTAGTCATAATGGAACGAGTAATAAAGCCACGGGAAATACCTACAACATCACCATAAAAAATATTGGTTCCGAAGTTGTACTGGATCTTGATGTTACGAGTAGAACCAGCAAAAACTTGACCACCAATAAGGTTTATAGGCTTAAGACCGTATGGGGCAGAAACGGTAGGATATGCCATTTAAAACTCCTTATTAAGATTGATTACCTCTGCCAAAACTTGTCGTAGATTTCCGTTCATTAAAGATCGGCATCCGCGGGTCGCTTTGGCGCATCAAATTATTATCTACAGCTTCCGTCTGTTTCCGTGTCATATCAGCATAGTAATCCTGCTGCTGTTGCACGAACTCTTCTGGAGTCTTGCAGAGTAATAACCCGCCAATCTCGATGTTGTCTTTAAAACGTCCATCGGGATCAACTAGCATTTTAAATTTCGGTTGCTCTTCGATTCTTACTGGCTCCCAACCCTCTCTGAGTTTGGCAGATAAATTGCGGGGATCAGCTTGATTCAACATAGAAACACGAATCCAACGATAAGCAAAACCAGCCTGTTTATCAGGTTCTGGCAACAACTCAGGAGGCCTCCATGCTTTGGGACGTTCTGCTTGTTGACGATTGCTTACTTCACGGGGAACTCTATTTTCAGCCATTTTGGGACTCCAATTTAGTTAATTCCATAGCATATTGCTCTGGAGAAAGGTTAAATTTCTTAGCCAGAGCCATTTGTGTAGGCGTAAGTCTAATCTTTTTTGGGGATGTTGATCTTGTTGCCGATGCTACAACCGTGCTTGATTTCTTTTCAGATTTCTCAGGCTGTTTAGTTCCTGGCTCTTCCTCAAATTTCTCTGGGAAGCGTTTTTTGATCTCGGTGTCTACTACGTTCCAGTAATGATCGGAGCCTAGTGGGACTCCTTCTTTCTCTAGACGTCTGTGTATACCTTGAGCAAGAAAACTCATATCTTCATCAACACCGTACCACTTGTTTTTGTCAAGCCACGCTTGGGTTTTTGAGTCCAGGCGTTGGGGTTCGGGTTGCTGTTGCTGTATTTTTACTTCATTTTCTTGCCGTTGTAAAGTCTTTTCATCATATTGTGGTGTGTAGCGTTCAATATCACGAGCTTTTAACTTTACATCTGTCAATTTATCTTGAGCTTCTGCTAATCGATCAGAATCTCCAGACTCATAGGCTTCTTTCATTTCCCGCTTTGCCATTTCTAGCTCGCGAGTAATGCCTTCCTTGGCAGTACTGACNTAAACCTTCTCCCCATCGGACAAACGCCCTTTGAGTTGCCTGTTTTCTTCAATAATAAGGTTAGCAACGCGAATTGCTTCGCTATGTTCCCTCAAAGCCTGATCTTTAGCCCTACGCTCATCGTGCATGAGCTTTTTCATTTGAATTAAACGCTCTTTTGCCTCTTGTGAGTAGGATTCTAGGTCATCATTNTCGACTTCATCAGCAATTTCCCGTGGCATAGGTTTTGAATTGACGCGATCTTCCTCTGGAACATCATCTTCAATCTCAATTTCAAACTCTTGCGTTGGTTCGTTGTCAATTTCATCAGGAAATTTGAATTCGTTTTGTGCAATAGCCATAACTATCTCCTTTAAACGCGACTAATACCGCGTGGGTCTTGAACAATACCCTCGACAGAATCATCATTGATTATTCGGAATTCCCTACCGTGGATTTTTAGTCTAGTTCCCGTGTTTGGACGCGCTAAAACAAAATCTCCGACTTTGCACCAGGGACCATTTGGGAACCTAGCCTTGTCTTGGTAGCAATCAGGACCCATTTTGACAACAAAAAATACGGTAGAAAGGACTTCTTCCATACGCATAGTGTCATCCGCTTTAAGAATACCGCCAGCGTGTTCTTTTTCAGCGTCTGGAATAGCGCAAAGAATGCGATATCCAGAAGGTTCTGGTAGTTGGTTTGCTTTTTCTTCGGGTGTTTCTGGTAATACTGTTGTTGCGGTAACGTCATCGGGGTTTGATCCCAATATCAGTTCACTCATCTGAGTTCTCCAAGTTTTTACGCAAGTCTAATATATTAAGACGGGCGGTGAGCAGACCTGTAATCTCTCCGCACATCCTTTGGTATTCAGCGTAGTCTTTGGCTACGCCTGTACCGAGGGCCTCTTCCAAGTCCCTAACTTTCCCTTCTGCCTGTTTGAGGAGAAGGTCTAGTATTTTGTCGTTCATTTATTTCCCTTTTTTTGTTGGGTTGAGTTATGTTTGAGTAAATCAACTCCCATACGGATTTTTTCCGTATTCATTTGCGCTTTAGCTTGACCAGTTTGCGCGCCAATTCGTAAGCCTTCTAATTGTT